AATATGAATATCAAGGAGACGAAGAAGAATATAATCCAAGCTGGGCAAAAAGCTGTTGAAGAATTAATTAAAGTAGCTAGAGAACCAATTGTTGATTCAGACGATGATATATCAGCGGATAGATTAAAAAACGCTGCAGCTACAAAAAAACTAGCTATATTTGATGCTTTTGAAATTTTATCAAAAATAAATGAAGAAGAAAATATCATAGAAGGTAGAGTTGAACAAGAGAATAAAAAACCTAAAGAATTTAAAGGTTTTGCTGAAGGAAGATCTAAGTAATGCATAATCAATCTCTATATAAAATATTAAAAGATCACATTAAACCTAAAATTATTAAAAAAAATAATAGGTATAAAAAATGGGATTATGGATATAACATAGAACATGATGTAATAGTTATATCTAGAACAGGTGAAATAGGTGATGTATATGAAATACAAAATCTAAAAATAGCTTTACCTAAAGAAAAAGATACTTTTAAATTTAAATCAGATAAATTTGAATATCAACCTTTACCTAAAGAATTAAAAAGAATTAAAACTATTTTTGATTGGGAAGAATATGATTTAGATTTTAAAGAAACATGGTACGATTATATTGATAAAGAATTTACCCGTAGAGAACAAGGTTTTTGGTTCTATAACAAAGGTAATTCTACTTACATTACAGGTACTCATTACATGTATTTACAGTGGAGTAAAATTGATGTTGGTAAACCAGATTTTAGAGAAGCAAATAGATTATTTTTTATATTCTGGGAAGCTTGTAAAGCTGATGATAGATGTTATGGAATGTGTTACCTTAAAAACCGTAGATCAGGGTTTTCATTTATGGCTTCAGGTGAAACAGTTAATCAAGCAACAATATCTTCTGATAGTAGATATGGTATATTATCAAAATCAGGTCCTGATGCTAAAACAATGTTCACAGATAAAGTTGTTCCAATATCAGTAAACTATCCTTTTTTCTTTAAGCCAATTCAAGATGGTATGGATAGACCTAAAACAGAATTAGCTTATAGAGTACCAGCTAGTAAATTTACAAGACGTAAACTTACACAAAATGAAACACTTCCAGAATTACAAGGATTAGATACAACTATTGATTGGAAAAATACTGGAGATAATAGTTATGACGGTGAAAAGTTAAAATTATTAGTACATGATGAATCTGGTAAATGGGAAAGACCAAACAATATATTAAACAATTGGAGGGTTACTAAAACTTGTTTACGATTAGGTAGTAGAATTATTGGTAAATGTATGATGGGTTCAACATCAAACGCTTTAGATAAAGGTGGTAGTAATTTTAAAAAATTATATAATGATTCAGACGTCACACAAAGAAACCGCAACGGACAGACTCGTTCGGGACTCTATAGTTTGTTCATACCTATGGAGTGGAACTACGAGGGATACATTGATTCTTATGGAATACCTGTATTTGAAACACCGAAAGATTTAATTAAAGGACCACAAGGAATTCCTATAACATTAGGCGTAGTTGATTATTGGCAAAATGAAGTTGATGGTTTAAAACAAGATCAAGATGCTTTAAATGAATTTTATAGACAATTTCCAAGAACAACTGAACATGCTTTTAGAGATGAAGCAAAATCATCATTGTTTAATTTAACAAAAATCTATGAGCAAATAGACTGGAATGAAGATATTAAAAACTCAGCAATTATAACACAAGGAAGTTTTCAATGGATAGGAGGAATAAAAGATACTGAAGTAGTTTTTAGTCCAAGTAAAACCGGAAGATTTTTTATTTCATGGGTTCCGCCTAAAAGATTACAAAATAATGTAATAAATAAACTAGGCATTAAATATCCTGGAAATGAAACACTTGGAGCATTTGGATGTGATCCTTATGATATATCTGGTACTGTAGATAAAAGAGGTTCTAAAGGATCTCTTCATGGTTTAACTAAATTTAGCATGGAAGATGTTCCACCTAATCATTTCTTTTTAGAATATATAGCAAGACCACAAACAGCAGAAATCTTTTTTGAAGATGTTCTTATGGCTTGTATATTTTATGGAATGCCAATACTTGCTGAAAACAACAAACCAAGATTATTATATCATTTTAAACGTAGAGGTTACAGAGGTTTTGCAATGAATAGACCTGATAAAATATATAATAAATTATCAGTAACAGAAAGAGAAATAGGTGGAATACCTAATTCAAGTGAAGATGTTAAACAAGCTCATGCTTCTGCGATAGAAAGTTATATTGAAAACTATGTAGGATTAAGATCAGATAATACACATGGTGATACTTATTTTCAACGCACATTAAATGATTGGAGTAGATTTGATATAAATAATAGAACCACTCATGATGCTTCTATTAGTTCAGGACTTGCTTTAATGGCTTGTAATAAAAATAAATATAGACCTATTCCAAAAATAGTTAGACAGAGTTACAATTTAGGAATTAAAAAATATGATAATAGAGGTTCTTTATCAAAAATAATAAAATAAATGAAGAGTATATACACTAACGGTAGTAGTATTTTCCCTAGCCAAGTGGTTAGCGACGCGGAAAAAGCAAGCTTTGAATATGGCGAGCAAGTGGCTCAAGCTATAGAGCAAGAGTGGTTTTCTCAGGGAAGAACTAATGGTAATAGGTATTTAACTACTTGGAATAACTACAATAGATTAAGGTTGTACGCAAGAGGTGAACAACCTACTCAAAAATATAAAGATGAATTATCTATTAATGGTGATTTATCTTATTTAAATTTAGATTGGAAACCAGTTCCTATTATTTCTAAATTCGTAGATATACTAACAAATGGTATATCTAATAAAGATTATGATGTTAATGCTTTTGCTCAAGATCCTGCTTCAGTAGAAAAAAGAACTAATTACGCAGAGATGTTAGCTCAAGATATGTTTGCTAGAGATGTAATGAAAAAAATAACTAGCACTTTAGGTTCAAATTTATTTAATACAGATATACCTGAGGATAAAATGCCTCAATCAGCAGAAGAGTTAGAATTACACATGCAGTTATCTTATAAACAAGGTATAGAAATAGCAGAAGAAGAAGCTATTAATCAAGTTTTAGATGTAAATAGATGGGATTTAATTAGAAGAAGAATAAATTATGATCTAGTTACTTGTGGTATAGGTGCTGTAAAAACAAACTTTAATACTTCAAATGGTATAACTATTGATTATGTTGATCCTGCTAATTTAGTATATTCTTATACAGAAGATCCAAATTTTGAAGATATATATTATGTTGGTGAATATAAAATGGTTACTTTACCTGAAATTGCTAAACAGTTTCCAAACCTATCAGATAGTGAATTAAAAAAAATTCAAGAATACCAAGGTAATAGAACATATATGTATGGTTATGGTAATGGACCAAATGATGAAAATACTATACCGGTTTTATATTTTGAATATAAAACTTATATGGATCAGGTTTTTAAAATAAAACAAACAGAGCAAGGATTAATTAAAGCTATTGAAAAACCAGATACATTTAATCCACCTGAAAATGAAAATTTTGAAAGAGTTGGTAGAACTATAGAGGTTTTATACAAAGGTGTTAAGGTTTTAGGAACTGATATGTTGTTAAAATGGGAGATGTGTAAAAACATGACAAGACCTTTTGCAGACACAACTAAAGTAGAAATGAATTATGCTATATGTGCACCAAGAATCTACAAAGGACGTATTGATTCTACAGTTAGCAGAATAACTGGGTTTGCAGATATGATTCAAATAACTCATTTAAAACTTCAACAAGTAATAGCTAGAATGGTACCAGATGGTGTTTTTCTAGACATGGATGGTTTAGCTGAAGTTGATTTAGGTAATGGTACTAATTATAATCCCCAAGAAGCTTTAAACATGTACTTTCAAACTGGTTCTGTTGTAGGTAGATCACTTACACAAGACGGTGAATTAAATAGAGGTAAAGTTCCAGTGCAGGAATTAAGTAGTGGATCTGGTCAAGCGAAAATACAAAGTTTAATAACTACATATAATTATTATTTACAAATGATAAGAGATGTGACGGGATTAAACGAAGCAAGAGATGGAAGTATACAAGATAGTAATACATTAGTTGGATTACAAAAACTTGCAGCTCAAGCATCTAATATAGCTACTAAGCATATAAATAATGCTAGTTTATTTTTAACATTAAGAATGTGTGAAAATATTTCTAAGAAAATAAAAGATATGTTAGATTATCCTTTAACAGCAAATTCATTAAGAGATAGTTTAAATATATTTAACACTTCTACATTAAGACAAATAGATCAATTAAATCTACATGACTTTGGTATATTTTTAGATTTAGAACCAGATGAAGAAGAAAAAGCTAAATTAGAACAAAACATACAAGTTGCTTTATCTAGTGGTGGTATAGATTTAGAAGATGCTATTGAAATACGTCAAATACGTAATTTAAAATTAGCTAATCAAATGCTAAAACAAAAACGTAGACGTAGGTTGCAAAGAGAAAGACAGATGCAAGCGGAAATGGCTCAACAACAAGCTCAAGCTAATTCTCAAGCTTCTCAAGCAGCTGCTGAAGCAGAAGTACAAAAACAACAAGCATTAACTAGTGAAAAAGTAAACTTTGAACAAGCAAAGTCTCAGTTTGAAATACAACGTATGCAAACAGAAGCTGAAATTAAACGTCAATTAATGGCTGAAGAGTTTAATTATCAATTGCAATTAGAGCAAATGAAAACTCAGCGAGAAACAATGAAGGAGCAAGAAATAGAAGATCGTAAAGATAAAAGAACAAGAATAGCTGGAACACAACAAAGTCAAATGATAGATCAAAGAAAAAATGATTTATTACCTATTGATTTTGAAAATCAAGGAGGACAAGCACCAGTTATTTAGTATTAATTTTTAATTATATTATATTATGTCAACAAAAAAAGCGGCCGTAGAGGTCAAACAAGAGGGTGAATTTACTTTAAAAGGTAAATTAAAACCTAAGCGTAAAGTTAAAGATTTAGGTAAATCTAATACTCAACCAGTAAAAATTGATTTAACTAAACCTGAAGCGCAAGGAGAAGTAATTCCTGAAGTAACTAAAATTGATTTAACAGAAAAACCAAAAGAAGATGCCGTTCAAGAGCAAAAAACAGAGAAGCTACCTGATGATAAACAAACCGGAGATTTACCAAAGGTGGAAGAAGAAGTACGGGTCAGCGATACAGATGTTAAAGAAGAATCTCCAATCCAAGTAATTGAAGAGATAGTTGAATCAAAAGAAGAACCAAAAAAAGAAGTTGTAAAAGAAGAAACTGTAGAACAACCTAAGTTACCAGAAAATATAGATAAACTTGTAAAGTTTATGGAAGAAACAGGTGGTACAGTTGAAGATTATGTAGAATTAAATAAAGATTATTCTAAACTAAACAATGATCAACTTTTACATGAATATTTAAGAAAAACAAAACCTCATTTAGACTCAGAAGATATTAATCTTATAATGGAAGATTATAAATACGATGAAGAGTTAGATGAGCAAAAAGACATACGAAGAAAAAAGCTAGCTTATAAAGAAGCGGTTGCTGGAGCTAAGCAAGATCTAGAGAAAAGAAAAAATCAGTACTATGCAGAAATAAAGCAAAGACCTGGTGTTACTCAAGAGCAGCAAAAAGCAATGGACTTTTTTAATCGTCACAACAAACAGCAAGAAACTATAAAGCAAACTCAAGAGGACTTTAAACAACGTACTGATACTTTATTTAACACTGATTTCAAAGGTTTTGATTACAGTGTAGGAGATAAAAAATTTAGGTACAAAGTTCAAGACCCGAGTAAGATAGCTGAAACTCAATCTAATATTTCTAATTTTGTAAATAAATTTTTAGACAAAGATGGAAAGATTAGTGACACGGCAGGTTATCATAAAGCTTTATATGCTGCGATGAATACTGATAAATTAGCCTCTCATTTTTATGAGCAAGGTAAAGCAGATGGTGTTAAAACTATTGTACAAAAATCTAAAAATCCAAGTGCAGATGCACCTAGGCAAGTTGCCGGTGGGGATGTCTACGTGGGAGGTTTTAAGGTTAAAGCTGTTAGTGGAGCAGATTCATCAAAATTGAAAATCAAAAAAAGAAAATTTAACTAATTAAAAATTATAAATTATGGCTTTATCCCCACAGTTTGGGTCGTTAGTACCTTCCCA